AAATTCGTACGGCTGAATGTGAAAATTCTTGTAGTGGCTCCCTCCAACCTGCCTTGATTGTGGAAATGCTTTTTCTAATCCATCTGGATCTGTCATAATTGATATCCCTTCCTTTCTATTTTTGCTTGTAATAAATAAATGTTCTTTTTTGCTCTCGTTGTTCCTACATACCATACTCTGTGCTCTTCGTCACTCTTTGTTATGCTTCTCATGACGGCTTGTCTTATCTTGTTGGCATTATCTAAAACTAGAATAACATTATCTGCTTCTCCACCTTTAGCTGCGTGTATCGTAGAAACTTTGATCCTCGGTCCTTGATTAAGTTTTTCTTTATTTGACAACATTAATCGTATATAATTCCGCTCCAAAATATTACCTTTACTAAATACTTCATACCACTTTAAACTTTTATCTTGTAGATCTTCTTCATCAGCAAAGTCCAACAGATCTTTCATCGAGATTTCTGTTATCTCTTCACCATTGACATATTGCATGTGAGTTAAAATAGCTTTATATAATTTAACATTAAAACTTTTACCTCTTTTAGTTTCAAAATAGATTCCTTTATCTTTTAAAATTTTACAAATTTCTTCTGCTCTATTTAAAGTTCTAGTTAAGATTAACCAGTTGTCAGATAGCAAATCTAAATTGTCTAAACTATTTATCTTCTCTACTTTACCTTCTTCGTCTCTTGCTTTATAATGTTTCGTCGCTCTTAATCCACGAATACGACTTATGACAACAGAGGAAAGTTCTTGAACCTTTTTAGGTATACGTCTTGATCTAGATAAAACTTTTTCTTTTGCAGGCTCTTTAATAAATCTATTCACATCTGCACCAGCCCAAGTATAGATAGCTTGATCATCATCACCAGCCAAGTAAACATCATCAGAGTTTGATTTTAATAAGTCATACATTTTCCATTGTAGGGGTGACAGATCTTGAGCTTCATCAACAAACACAACTTTAAAATTAGGACAAAGATGAGGTTTGTTTACAAATTGATTTATCATATCCGAGTAATTTAGTAGGGTATTTTTCTTTTTGTATTGATTATAGTTAGCTTCGATGTGTTCTAACAATCCCCATCTAACTGACGAAGAGTATTCACCAGAACAATACTCATCCCAAACTGAAATACATTTTTCTTTTGCTTTTAAAATAATTTGAAAGTATTCATTATCACAAGTTAAATAAGGTGATGCATCTACATCTTTTCTTACATTAACTCGGATACTTAAGATCCTACCTAGATCTGCATAATGATAGTCTTGCATAACTTTACTTTCGTCTAGACTGAGCTTTTGAAAAGCTAAAGAATGAAACGTTCTAAAGTAAGGTAGATCTTTCTTTTTGTACTGTGGATTCTTTTCTAACATTCTATCCTTTGCTGTGTTGGCTGCTTTTCTTGTAAATGCAAAGTAACCTATTTGATTTAGTGGGGTGCCTATTCTAATGTAGGCCATTGCTCTTCTAATTAATTTTTCTGTTTTACCTGTACCTGGAGGACCATAGATTTTAGTTATCACAGAATATCTTCCTTATCTTTCATGTCTAAGATTTCTAATTCATTATCTTCTTCATCAAAGTATTGCATAGATATCTTTACACATCGGACAGGATTGTTTGATTTAGTATCTGAATCTTTTTTAGGATATCTTTTTGATACACTAAGTTCAGCTTTAAAAAAATCTTCCATCATTCTACCTGTTCTATTTATTTTTAATTTCCATTCTTTGTTTTTAAGATGATTATAAAAAGGTTCAAAAACAAAATAAGCAAAGCCATCATCAATCAATGTGCTACCATTTCTAAAAGATGTGTCACTCACAGCTTGTACTCCTGTTACATATTCTTCTAAATGTTTTTGTAATAATTCTTTATCTGATGTACCAGGTGGCGGACTCTCTACATTCTGTGTTTCATATAAGTTTTCCATGATGATTTGATAATCTTTATTTGTAACTCTTGGTGGGAAGATAGGTGTATGTGCAGCTATCAATGTTCTAAGTCTATCTTGGTTTGTAAAGTAAGTGGCATCTCTTGCTATAACTTGTTTACTGACTTCTCCTTCTTTCTTATCTACATATGTAATTGTAAATCTAAATTCAGGATCCGGAGAATAATTAATTTTAATTAAAGCTGTAAGTGGTGGAAATCTTTTTATTTTATCAGATAGAAAACCGAACTGTCGTTTAGCACATTCTGATTTCATACAATGATCGTGTATTGGTTCTTCATCACAAGTATGTCCTGCAGTTTCTTTTTCCCATGCTTTAATTTTCTTTTTAACTTTCTCATCACCCCATTCATTATCATAAACAATGTAATCTCTAGCAGCTTGTAAAACTTTCTTGTCCCATATATCTCCATACTTTTTCTTAGCAAAGACCATATAGTTATATAAAAATCTATCTCTGTAATCTGCTAGTTTATTATTAGCTGACAGATCCTTAGTTATAATTTGTAAACAAGGTGGACCATCTACAAATTCTTCATTGCCTCCTGTTAAAATTTTTTTAATATGATCATTTATAAAATTATTTAGTTCTTCTTGTGTTTTTGTATTTGCATCTATAACTTTAATAAATTGTTCAAATGTAAATGTTGTGCCATCTAAGTTAAGACCAACTCGTTCTTGTTTCTTGAAGTATGGTAAATTAATAAAGTTACCTGATGTGCTGTTAGCACCTTGATCTAGTTCTGTTTGTTTAGGATAAACTTCTGTGCTTGGCTTAAGATTAAATGTATATAATAGTTTTTCTAAAAATGATTTAATGAATGTAGCTTTAACAGGTTTATCTGTGAAGACATATAAATGTAATCCACCACTTTTTGATTTTACAGGTATGACAGGTATTTTATTTTTATCTATAATCTCTAAATATTTTCTTGTATCAAATTGATCGTAAGCTTTTGAATCTATATCTATGGCACCAAACTTAGCCATGCCTTCATCATCACAAGGTTGTATACCTATTGGTTTAATTCCTTTTAAATGATTTTCGTAATCTTGTTCTGTGACTGGTTTCTTTGCCCAGAAATGTTCAATTTTTAATTTGCCGGTAGAAGGGTCCTTGTACGCAGACTGAGGGTCAGCATACCCATAATCTCTTTTTAGTCCTGTAAATATCTCAACAAATCTTTTTTCCATAAGTCATCATTCAGGGCCGGATCCAGTCTCCCATCACCGGCCCTGTTTCTCTCGAGGGAGAAACTAGTAATGCGTTCCCTTATCGGATTGCGCTGTAGTTTCTTCACCATGTTTAACCTTAACATCTCCTTTAGAAATGCTGGTCGCAAACGCTTTGGCTTGTTGGTAAAGAGCACCATCTTGCACCGTTCCAATTTTACTTACGGACCATCCAAACCATGTGCCTTTGTCGTTAGACTGTTGCACAGTTTTTAGATGATATTGATGACTAAACGCAGCTGGAGTAAAGAGTTTTCCATCTTTACCTTTCAGCTTAATTTGTTGAATCATACTATTCCAAGTTCTACTAGTTTTTAGCTGAGTAGATTTCATAGCGATCAACGCTGTTGCTGGAGAGTCTCCACTAACAATAACAAAATGCTGTGCAGTCTTCTCAATGTAATTACCGTTTGGTAATCTATCTTTGAAGTCAGCACCTCTAGTTGTTTTTGAAAGTATATCACTTGAAGAAGGATAAATGTTTACCGGAGCACCCGATCCATCCTTACCTCTGTCTTTCCATTCAACATATTCTAGTTTGTAGTAACAAGGTATTACTTTAATACCTTTCTCACCATCAAACAAATCACCTGTAACTGTATTGTAGATCATGCCAGGTGTTGCCCCTTCGACATACTTACCGTCTCGTTTGTTAACTTCCGGTGAAAGCTGTCCCAGGATCTTAAGAAATGGTAACGCAAGATCTTCTTGAGTTATGTTTCCCATTCCCATATTCGCATCTGCCTCTAGGTTAGATACGGCTAGTGCACCTGCACTAGACTTTTTCATTAGCTGTTCTTTGCTCATTTTTCTTATTTCCTTGTTATTTTTGTTCTGTTTCCTGCGAACACGTTAAATAGGTCAGAGGGCATATCTTGTCCAGCTTCGATACGCTCCCTAACCAATGCTTTAAGTGTCATAGGTTCAACCTTCAATTTCTGGACAGGTTGATACCCTTGACCTTGTGCAAGGTCAGCATATTCTGCCGCCTTGTTATCTTCGTTACGACCGAAGGAAACGGTTACCTCATTTTTAATAAGGTCCCCTAGGCCATTACTACGAAGCCAGTTAAATGCTTCTTCCTTTTTTGCAACAGGAATAGAAGCACCGTAGACGGGTTTCACTTCAACAGCGGAACCGTCTGCTAATTTTAAAGTAGATAAATTCATCTCTTGCATCATCGTTGGGATGACCTCGCCTGATAAATGATCTACTTCTTTCTTGAGTTTTTTGACTTGTTCTTCTGCAGCTTTGAGATCTGTTTCAGTTGCCTGAAGTTTTACACATTGCGCAGATAAAGATTTAGCGTCATTAACATTTGCTAACGACTCTAACTTGTCTTCCTCGAGATTTATCATTTTTGTTTTCTCCTTTCATAGGGTTATATATAATGGATTAATATCCTATGTCAAGATTTTTCTTCAATCTCACCTTTCTCGTATAGATTGATTTCTATTGGGTAATACATTTTTTCTTGTCTATCCCATTTTAACAGATTAAATCTACCATTGGTAAGATCAGAAACTATAGAACACGCTGCACCTATAATTGCAGGATCCCCCGTTAATAATAAATAATCAGTGGATTTATAGGTTTTTAATAATTTTCTTAATTTATAGATCAATGGTCCTGGTGATAGTATAATTTGTGAATTTTCAGGTAATAGTGTTACTATTTTACCATACCTACTTGCCCCCATAATGTTAAATTTTGGAGCGCCCATTCTGGTCCCTGGTAATTCTTGTATTACGTAGACTACTGAGGATACACCTTTGTTCATAGGTGTGTTTATAGATCCTAACATTTCATAACCTTTCTTGACTAGTTATAATAATTATTGTAAGACATTGCAAGAAAGAAAAATGAACTATCGATTTAAAACACAGCCTTATGGGCATCAGCTTGAGGCATTAGAAATGTCTTGGAATAAAGAGGTATTTGCGTACTTTATGGAAATGGGTACGGGTAAATCTAAGGTACTTCTTGACAATATCGCTATGCTTTATGACAAAGGTAAGATTAATGGAGCCTTATTAATAGCACCTAAAGGTGTGTATAAAAATTGGTTTGATAGTGAAATACCAACTCATCTACCTGATCACATAGAACACAATACAGTGCTATGGAAAGCAACTCAAAGTCAAAGACAAAAATTATTACTAAATAGTTTATTTAAAACAGGTGAGGATCTTCATATCTTAATTATGAATGTAGAAGCTCTTAGCACATCAAAAGGTGTAGAGTTTGCACAAAGATTTTTAAACTCTCACAGCACGCTGATGGCTATAGATGAATCAACAACTATTAAAAACCCTGATGCAAAAAGAACTAAAAATATTGTAAAGCTTGGTGAGATGTCCAAGTATAGAAGAATACTCACAGGATCTCCTGTAACTAAATCACCATTAGATTTATATAAACAATGTGAGTTCCTTGATCCTTGGTTGTTAGGCCATTCATCTTATTACACGTTTAGAACTCGTTACGCTAAAATGGCTACAGCTAATTTTGGTGGACGATCTGTTCAGATTGTGGTGGGGTATAAGAACTTAGAAGAACTATCGGAGAAGATTAAACCTTTTTCTTATCGCGTATTAAAAGAAGATTGTTTAGATTTACCTGCTTATACATATCAAAAAAGAATTATACAGCTCACACCGGAACAACAAAAATTGTATGACCAGATGAAGAGAATGGCTTTGGCTATTCAAGATGGAGAGACCATGAGTACAGCTACAGCTTTGGTGCAGCTAATGCGTTTACAACAAATTACTTGTGGACATTTTAAATCTGATACAGGGAAAGTTACTGAGATTAAAAATGATCGAGTTAATGCTTTGATTGATGTGTTAAACGAAGCACAGGGTAAAGTTGTAATATGGGCACATTGGAGAAACGATATAGCAACAATAGTTAAACACGTTAAAAAAACATTTGGGGATAAGTCTTATGTTACTTACTATGGTGATACGTCCACAGACGATAGACAGAAAGCTATAAAACAAATTCAAGATCCTGAGAGTGAAGTTAGATTTATTATTGGTACACCTCAAACGGGTGGTTATGGTATTACATTAACTGAAGCTGACACTATGGTTTATTATTCTAATGGTTACGACCTTGAGAAAAGAACACAGTCAGAAGCTAGGATTAATCGTATAGGTCAAAAAAGAAAGATGACTTATGTAGATATTATTTGTGAAAAGACTGTTGATGAAAGAATTGTAAAAGCTCTACGTAAGAAAATAAATATTGCTAATCAAATTATGGGTGAAGAATTAAAAGATTGGATTTAGTGCATGAACAAATTAAATAAACCTACGAGCGTAAGTATGGTTGTAAATGCACCACCTACGATCCAATAAATTACAGTGTCTGTTTTTCTCTCTAGTTTACTTATATCTTGATGTAAATGATCTATTTGTTTTTTGAATCCCGTTACATATCCATAAAGAGATACTAAATGTTCGCCGGTTGTTTTTGGTGGTTTTCCGTTTGGCATTATAAATCGTAGTAACTTTCTGCAGCTCTACCCTCTGTAGTAGTAGGACTGGTTGTTGTTACATTTCCTCCATTTGTGTCTTGTTCATACTCAGCGAAATTAAACGTTGTTCCGCCGGGATAATCTCTATCTATTCGTGCTGTTTCTTCGTCAATAACATCTTGATAGAAATTTAATTTTTGTTGTTGAAATGGTGTCAGGTTTCCTTTGGCTGCTAATTGTGCGACTTTTTCTTGAGCGTACACCGGATAGTTTCCAAAAGCTGAAACTGTATTAATACCGTAAGGATCTTGTCCTCCTAAATTTCCTATTCTATTATCGCCATATGTTTGTGTTAATTGTGGATTAGCGCCTACAGAAAATTTTGATTGCATGAGACGATCTCTTGGTGACATGGGTTGAAACATAGATCCTAAACCTGATGCTATTGTTCCAACTAAAGGTATACCTGTTATATTTTTAGCAACAAAATCTATACCTGTTCTTACAGGGCTAAAAAAATCACTTTGATATATCTCTTCTAATCCTTGTATTGGTTTAATCATCATTAGCTAAAAATCCCCCTTGGAAAAAATTGTTGAAATACACCTGGCTGTCTTACTTGTGCAGATTGTTGAACTACTTGTCCGCTGACCGGTGTGCCTATTTCTTGAGGTGGTGGTAACTCAACAGCTTGTTCAATACCTGTGCCTCTTCCTAATTCTATGTCATCAAAGATTCTTGTGCTTGTTGTAGCAGGTGAAATAAATAAGTTTAATAAATTTTCAAAGTAAGGTCTGTCAATAAGTTTAGTATTGTTCATACTTGTTCTTAAAATATCCATTTGAGATGTTAAATTATTAATTTGTATTTGTTGTTCTACAGCAGCTATTGGACTTTCAGATCTTATTCTCTCAATCAAAGCGTTAAATCTTTCCTCACTGTAACCTGGAGCTCTAAAGAATCCATTCATTAATTCATTAGTTTGTTTTCTATTTTTTAATCTAGTTTGTAAAACATTTCTAATGTCATTACTTGGAACTTTCATAGCCCTAGCATCTTTAATTACTTGATGCATCAAAGATTGATTTTCATAACTATCAATTAAAAAATTTTTGTACGCAGCTAGTTTTTGTTCTGAGGTTGTGGTTGCACTATATGCATCTCTTGCAAACCTTGCACCAATGTCTCTTTGATCTTTACCAAAAGATGTAATAATAAAAGGCATACTTACTAATGGTTTAGCTTGTTCTACCCTTAAACCTGTCAGTAATGCTGCTGCTTCTGTTTTAGAATCATACATCGTGCCATAATCAGTAAAGTCTTGGGTTACACCTTTCCAAACCCTTCTTGCACTTCTTGTTGCACCTGGTTCTAAAGATTTAAATATGTGTGCCAAACTAGAATCTATTTTTTCCAAAGTGCTGTCAGTATCAAAATAAACTTTTCTTCCCTCTCTTGTTTCTCCACCTCTTCCTAATATTGGAGATATATCAATTAATGCTTCAGCACCGATTGATTCACTAATGAATGGCTGTAAAAATTCAGATACTGCTCCAGGATTACCTGTGCCTCCAGGACCTGTATCTCCAAACAAAGCTTGAAAAGCAATTTGATCTGCAGATTCTTTTGTAAGTCTTCCATCAGCGTAAGCGTTTAGAATTGCATTTACAGGTCTAACTAATGAGTCATAAGGATTAGTGTATGAAAAATTAAAATATTTAAATTGTCCTTTAGAATCTGGAGATGTTAACGGAATTAAAGTAGAGTTCTTTTGATACTCAGGACCAAAAGATCTTTGGAAAGCATCCATTGTTTCTTGGTCTACACCTGTCAAACCTTCAGCAGCTTCTTGAATAATTTTACCGACACCACCAAACACAGCGGATGTTCCTAATAATCTTCTTGCACCCATCTGTCTGATAAATGGATTTGTACTTGTTAACTCTCTTGCACCAATCGTAAGCAGATGTCCACCTGTTCTTAATATCTCTGCAGGAAAAGCTATAAAGTTACCAAGTGGTAAGTTACGAATAACTTTTATAATCTCAGGAACTTTACTATATGTAGGTATTGTGTTTGTAACTAAATAAGCTGAAGCATCTTTTAATAATTCGTCAGCATTCATGTAACCACCTGAAAATAAATCAGGTCTTAATGCATTACCCGCATTGTCAAATACAGGACCTGTTTTTGCTACAGTTGTAAACCATTCGTTTAAGTTTTCTTTTAGTGCAGCATCTTGTGATAAATTTTTAGGATTAAATTTAAATGCTGTGCCTAATGCATCTTGATAAAAATCATCAGCATAGATTTTCCAAACGTTATCACCACCTTGATATAGGTCAAAAGCTTTTTTAACTATGGGGTTGTCCATTAAGGCAGACATAGATAACTTGCCATCTTTAGCTCTATTTAAAATATTTTTAATTTCATTAACTTCTATGTTTTGATCAACAACGCCTCTTCTAATTCTATCTGACATTTGTCGTGCAACGTCTTCAACTTTAATTCTTCGACCTCCAGCCCTTGGAAATAAATCATCAGCTAATAATTTAAATGCTGTGCCTAAACTTACTTTGCCTCCTATTAGTCCACTAGCTAACGCAAAGAAAGAAGCTGTTGATACGTTTCTTATTTGCGTCATTGGTGAGAAAACGGTTTTACCTATTTGACCTGCAGCTTTTACAGACATCAAGGCTTTGTATAGCGGTAAAGAGTATAACGTTGATAATTGATTATCGATACCTCTAATGGCTTGTGCAATCTCAGGTGTTGTTAGTAAACCTGTTGTAGTGCCCTCTAAGTTTTTTCCTGAAGTAAACAAAGGACTTTGAAACATTTCATTGTATTGACCAAAGCTTGGTTTAACATGCACTAAATTATCTGTGTTTTTTCCTAACGCAACAGCCTGTGTTGGAGATTTAAAAAACAAACCTGATCTTAATCCTGTCTCTGCAAGTTGATCAAAGAATCTTTTTTTATAGATCTGTTGTCCCATTTGCATAAAAGTATCTGTAACGGCAGCTCGATAGTCTTGAGCAGGTTCTAGAAAAGCTTTAGTTACCGGTGAAAAATCATCGCCCATTTGTTTTGCAATAACATTTCTTACATCCTCACCCGCTTGTAAAACTCTCTCTTCTTTTGTAATAACTTTACCTGCTTCATCTTTAATTAAGTTACCTGCATCATCACGCAAAGCTGTTGTAGGCACTCTAAATGTTTTAGCTATTTGATTAAACACAGTATCAGGAGCTCTGTTACTTTGTATTAAAGATTTTTGAATTTGTTTCATTTGTGCATCGGCAAACTGATCTAAGGCTTCATCTTGAGATATACCTTTTACTTTAGCTAGATCTGCTACTTCTTCTTGTAGATCTGCATTTCTTTTAATTATATTATTAATATAAAAATTTTTTGCTCCTTTAATTTTTGTAGGATCAAACTTGTAGGCTTGATTTTTCATAGCAGAGTATACTTGTTTTAAATATACATCTCCATTAGTCATGATTTGAGTTCCAAACTCTCTTACGGCTTTAAGAGGGGACTCTTGTAAGAGCTGACCATACTCTCTACCAAGTGTTCTGATAGTCTCTTTTATTTCTTTAGCAGGTCCGTGAACCTCTTTTGGTAATCGACTTAGTAATGTGGCTTCATCTAATTCTCCTGCTTTTACTTGTGCAGGGTTTAATTTCTTAGGGGCTTGTAGATATTGAAACATCGTTTGAGAATTTTTATCTCTCATCACGTCGTCAACTGCAGTTATAGGTTTGATGTTTGTATTTTTAAAATATTCAGGTAACTTTATTGTATAGTTGTTAGCGATATCTTTGAACTTAGCGTCTACATCATCCATTAATCTAATTAATTTTTTCTCATCAGCTTGTCTTAAATCTTGAGACTTACGTAATAATCCTCCTACTTCTGGACCCATAACTCCATCAGATTGAAACATCTTTTGTATGTAATATAATTTATTTTTTAATCTATCTTTAAAAGGTGCGTTCTTGTTTGCAGACATAAACTTCCAATCATCAAATTTATCAGCACCTAGTTTTTCACCTAATTTAGTTAAACCTTTATCTACTTTTTCACCTACAAATCTTGTTGCAGTTCCTGCTGTTTCTGTACCAAACAATTTTCCTACAGGATTAAACACAGCAAAGTCTAAGGCTCTAAGTGCTTGACCACCTACAAAACCTACAGGCTTGGCTGCCATTAAACCAAATTTAACTCCTAGTGTTCCAGCTATAGGTAACGCCGCTGTGATACCACCACCTAATACTGCACCCTCTGCTCCAAATTTTATTTTTTCTTTAAAGTCTTCAACAACTCTTGCTCTGCCTTTAAGTTCATCTCCTTTGTAATCTTCTCCGTAACCAAGAGTTTCAGACAAAGTTTTCATGTCACCTGGAGTAGAAACTGCAAAATCAGTTATACCTCCAATGCTTCCATAAAATCCTGCTCTCTTTGCTAACTCGGCTCCTTTACCGCTTAAGCTAGGGATAGAAGAAAGTTTCTTCATCTGACTAGCTTTGTTTAAGTTCATCAAGCCATTAGCTATTTTTATTGCACCTGTTGCGGGCACACCAAATTGCACGATAACAGAAGTTATATCTCCAAGTGCTGTATCAGTTTGAATCGTTGGCCATATCTCGTCAATCTTATTTAAAAGATCTGTATTACCAATATAATCAATAGGCATTGCACCTAATTGAACAAGTCCCTTAACAGCTTGACTTAACCCTTTTGTTATACCAACAGGAACATCTGTTGCATAATCTAAGAAGGATCTTTCTCTTGGTGTTTCTAGTGAAGGACCCGAGCTAAAAAATTGAAATGTATTTTCTTCAGCCATGTCTCTCCTATGTGTTTGCCGGTAATACTAAATTGACTCCGTATTTTAAATTAAATGAATCTACATCGCCTTGTGTTCTGATGTATGCAAAGTCTTGCATTGCTTCTTGGCTTTTAGAAATAAGTTGAATTACATCATCAGTAATTTCTTTTGGTAGTCTGTTTCTTAGTTCTGCATAATCCATTTTTCTTACAGGTGCTGTGGGTGTTTCAGGTCCCTCAGTTATTGTTTCTTTTACTGTTTCTTCCATCTCGACTGCTCCACTCATATCACTTTTTGGAGTTCCCTCTGCTCTTTTAACTCTACCGCCTGTAGCAAACTTACTTACATCAAGCCCTTTAATATTAGCTTGTTTAATTATTCTATCTAAATCTTCTTTAAACTCAGGATATGTAAGAATAGTATTTTGATACTGCCCTATTAATTGTTCGATTAATTGTTTTTTATCTTTATCTTTTTTAGCACCTTTAATTCCTGTAAGTGCAGTGTTAATTTGTTGTAAAGCTGTAAGTTTAGCATTCCTCATTTGTATTGAATCTCCCTTACCAAAGATCTCTACAGATTGTTTTACTCTTTCCAACTCAGCTCTTGCTCTAGTTTTTTCTGCTTCTGAAGTTTTAGGATTATTAATTATTTCAATAAGACCCTCTGCTCTTTTTTGAAGTTTTTCATTGCCTGACAGTTTACCTGCAGCTATCTCAGCCATTTTAATTTTGTTAACAGCATCATAAGCTATTTCAGCAATTCTACCTTTTTGTTTTTTCTTAGCACCCATGATGTTTAATAATGTTTTATTAAGAACACTTGCTTTGTCAGCTATAGATCCAGGTGTGCCGATAGCATCTGATAAAGCAATAGCTACTTCACCTTTGTAATCTGTTTTACCTAATAGTTTTTCTAATTTTTTAACTTCATCATCATAAGCTGTTTCATAACTTTTCTCTCCTGCTGATTTGGTGCTTCTAGCTGGTTTTTCTTTAGGATCTCCTGTATCTCCGAATACAGCTTTTTGTCCTGCAGGATTTAAAATAGATTCTTTAGGTTTTTCTTTTATAATTTCTTCTGTTAATGTTGTTTCAATATCTTCTTTTGGAGCTGCACCGTAAAAATTAGGATTTTCAAAATCTTCTGTTGTTATTATTCCAAATTCTGTTGAGTAAGGATCTTGCACTTGATCTATTAACTCTCCTCTTTTTCTAGCTTCATTTAATTGATAGATCGTAGCTGCATATGGGCCTAACGTAGCTGCGCCCGCTAAGAAATATGGATTCGTTACACCTGGAGCTAAGACTCTAGCTGTGCCCGCTGCTTTTAATATTCCTGAAGGATTTCTAGGTATAAATTTATTAGCAAAATTTTTTGCTTTGCTTAAAATATTTGCTCCTCTTTGTCT